AATATCTACCCATTTTTTGGCAACTTTAGGAGTAATTCCATTAAAATTAATTATATATTCTGATTGGGCTCTTGTAGGATAAAACTTTTTATTTGTTAGTTTTTGGTTTTTTAACTTGAGAATATAGTTATTTGCCCCCTCATAGGTATCTAAAATAGATAACGCTTTTTGTTCTATAAAATGCACAATATTTTCCAATAAGAAATTATTTAGTATAATAATAATAAAAATAAAAGTATTTATCAATATGAGTACTAATAAAGTTCCAATAACTAGACTTGGTAAATTTTTCGGGGGAGAGGATTTCTCTTTGGATGTTGATTTGGGCAGGGAGTGGCTAGAGGGAGATATGAATTTTACTTGTGTTTTATATAGAGTTGATAGATATAAAACAAAAACTGATGACGTTTACGGTGAAACAGTTGAAGACGGTATTAAGTACCAAGTTCCTGTTGAGTTTAAAGCGTTTGTTCAAGTATTAGCACCTGAAAATAAACAAATGGGTAGTAGTAAAATTGGACAAATGGAACCAGGAAATATTAGAATTTCCGTTTATCAAGAACATTTAGATGAACTTGATATTGAAATATCACTTGGGGATTATATCGGTTATTACGAAACAGAAACAAAAGTTAGATACTATTCAGTTGCAAATGATGGAAGAGTTGTTTCTGATAATAAACACACATATGCTGGTTATAAACCATTTTATAGAACTGTTATTGCAACACCAGTTAGTCAAAACGAATTTAAAGGTATATGAGAATTTATATAACAGAATCACAATTAAGTAAACTAGTTGAACAATCGGAGAGTAAATCACCGAAAGAACAATTCGATGAATTTTTATACTATGAAGATAAAGTTAAATCATCATTTATAGGTAAAAAAAAAATAATAGGTTGGTATAATATACTAAAAGAAAAATACCCATCATTAAGGATAAGAATTCAAAATGATGGGGATGTAATTAGAGCTGAAGCCGAAATAGATAGAAATAAAATAATGGAAGAAATAACAAATAATAATTCAGAAACTGAAGATTTTACAGGAAAAAGAGTTATGGTTCATTATAATTTACATAAACATACTTTTTCAGTAACATATAAAAATAAAGTAATATTACACGCCGATTATGTTAAATTAAGTGATGTAGAATTTAGAGTAAGGCCTGGTGGTAATGATAGGGTTAGAAAAGAAAAATCTAAAAATGTTCATGCGTTTGTTATTGGGACTTTATTAGATTATTGTGAATTTCCTTGTGATAAAATTCCTGACGAATCTAATGAGAATATTGTAACATATGACCCTTACAAATACAATAGTTTTGTTTATAAATCAAGTAAAGAACCTGTTTATAACGCTAAAGAGGTTGATATGATAAATAAAAAAAATAAGTTGTTTGTTATTCAAGAAATAAAAAATTAATATGGGATTTCCAAAAAAAATAAAAAAAGACATTAATTTAACACCTTCAAGAACTTTATATCCTCGTAGGGTTGAATTATTGGATAAAATAAATGAACACGGTACCTTTCTACCTAAGTCGATATTACACGCAGATTTGGATAGGGGGTTTTTAGATTTTATAAAGAACGATTTAAAAGTTGTTAGTGAAGGAAAAATAATTCCTGTAATAGATGTTTTAATAACCACACAGAATTGGGCTCAATTTACAAACACTTGGAATTTTCAAGATTTAGACAAAAACGTATCCCCTCCATTCATAACCGTTGTTAGAGTTCCTGAAATAAAATACGGAACTCACCCATCATTAATTTATACAATACCAAATAGAAAACAATTTTATTATGCGTCTGTTCCATCTTTTGACGGTAATAAAGTTAATGTTGATGTTTACAAAATACCTCAGCCTGTACCTGTCGATATAACATATAATGTTAAAATTATTTGTAATAGGATGAGAGAATTAAATGTGTTTAATAAATCGGTGTTACAAAAATTTTCTTCTCGTCAGGCTTATACCCAAATAAAAGGACATTATATTCCAATTATTTGGAATAACATTACTGACGATTCTTCAGTTATGGAAGTGGAAAAAAGAAAATATTATATTCAAAATTATGAATTCACACTAGTAGGATTTTTAATAGATGAAGACGAATTTGAAGTCTCACCTGCGGTACAAAGAACTTTAACTTTAATAGAGACGCCAAGTTATTCTAAAAGGAAGTCAAAAAATAATGGAGAACAAAATTATTTAACTTATCAAGTTCCAATAGAATTTATTGATGAACAAACTATTTTTCAGCAAAAATTTTACGAACCAGTGACAATTTATTTTATTTCATCACAAAATGTTGAAAACTTTGACGTTTTCATTAATGATGAATATTACGGTAATAAAATATTAGATATCATATTAAAATCAGGAGATACTGTTAAGTTTCAAATAACAAAAGAATTTACTAACATAACATCATCAATGTTGTTTACTGCTAAAATAGGTTAGTTTTCACCGTATATATCCTTCTTTTCTTTACATTTTTCCATTATTAGATTCTCAAGAAATCTATAAATCTTAATACCCTTCTTATCACAATACAGTTTTAATATTTCGTGACTCTCTACTGAGATTTTTAAATTTTTTATTTTCTTTTTTTCATTCATAATTAATAAGGCAGAAAAAAGGTAGAAAATTGTCTGCCATTATATAAATATCTTTTGTAAAGTAAAGTTTTTTGCTATAAAAAGGAATATTTATTAGAAAATAAATTAAATAAAAGAAAATTTTGAATAATGGCAACAAACAGTAAAGTATTCGTATCACCAGGTGTGTATACGTCTGAACGAGACTTAAGTTACGTTTCTCAAAGTATTGGTGTTACAACATTAGGTATGGTAGGTGAAACCCTTAGAGGTCCTGCATTTGAACCTATATTTATTACCAACTACACAGAGTTCGAAACTTTTTTTGGAGGAACTTCTCCAGAAAGATTTGTGAATACACAAATCCCGAAGTATGAAGCCGCTTACATAGCAAAGGCTTATCTTCAACAATCAAATCAACTTTTCGTAACGAGAATATTAGGTTTATCGGGTTACGATGCGGGACCTTCTTGGTCAATCCAAACAATTGCAAATGTTGACCCTTATACGGTTACATTCGTTCAAGATTGTACAACATTCCCATCAGGAAATACTTGTATTACTGTATGTGACCCACCAACAGCTCAAACATATACTTTATGTTTCTCAGGAACGGCTAATCAAATTGGTACTGTAGAGTTTTTATCTAATACTATGTCTCAAGATATGATTGATGACTTGGATACTCCTTACACGGCATTTGATGGTAGTAGTTCAACAATAGCAACTGATATTAAAACTCAATTGTTATCGATTTTTGCAAATACTACGTTAAGTGCAACCTCAATAAATTATTTTGGTACAATTTACGAAACAATCGCTGACTTGTTAGAACCTGTTTATACAGACTCAACAAATGTTTTTGGTGTTGATAATATCAACTCAAGAAATATGGATTTTAGCTCAAGATTAAATGATACTTGGTATTACGCTACATTTGATAATTACACAGGCAATGATTATTCAGGGTATTCTTTCTATAGTATAATTAATAACTTAGAAATGTTACCTAAACCAGTTACAACAACAACTACTGCCCCTACAACAACGACTACAACACCAAATCCTTGTGTTCCTGGCGGTGGTGGTGGTGGTAACCCAACTACAACAACCACAACAATTCCTGATTCATTCTCAGGTTGTGTTACAGGTCTTTACTATAATTTCACAGGTTTTTCTTGGTCAAATTATAATAACTTAGTAGTTGCTACTTTAAGGTCTCGCGGTATTACGACTTACAATTCATCTTGTCACGGACCTGCTTATGAAGTTAGTAACATTGCTAATGTATCATTAGATTTTTCAGGTAGTTATTCTGCGGTTAGTAAAAACCCATATGCAACATTTGGAATTAATATACAAAATGATGCGGGAACTAACTTTATATTTAAAACATCAATGAGTTCATACAATACAAATTATCTTCCTAAGGTTTTTGGAACATCAAATTTCATGAAACCAAAGAGTGAGGTTCCTTTGTTTGTTGAAGAACATTATGATTCAATGCTAAACTATGCATTTGGTCAAGGTTATATTAGAGGATTGAGAGTTGATTTAATTTCTTTAGACAGTGCAAGAAGTGGTCAGGTGGATAACTTAGGTTACTATCTTGACAAATATCAATCTCCGTCAACTCCTTGGGTTGTATCTGAATTAAGAGGTAACGTTGTTTACAGATTATTTAAGGTTGTTTCTATTGCTGATGGTGATAGTGCAAATACAACAATTAAAGTTTCATTCATTAATATGTCATTTGACAATGGAACATTTGATGTTATTGTTCGTGATTACTACGATTCAGACCAATCTCCTGTAGTATTAGAGAAATTCTCTAATTGTTCTATGAACCCAGGATTAAATAACTTTATTGCTAAAAAAATTGGTACATCTAATGGTGATTACACAAATCTTTCTAAGTATATAATGGTTGAAATGAATGAAGATGCACCAGCAGAAGCATTACCTTGTGGATTCGAAGGATATCAAACAAGAGTTTATGACAGTGTTAAATCTCCATTCCCAGTATTAAAAACAAGATATAACAAACCAGGAGATGTAATTTACAATCCTCCATTTGGTAATTCTAACGGTATTGATGATGCCTCAAGAACAAACGGAGATAATGTTAGAAGAACATATTTAGGTTTCTCTAACGCAGTTGATGCCGCAGGATGGGATTCTGATTTCTTACAATATAAAGGAGTACAAAACTTAGGAACTGTTGAAGGTCCTGCAACTCAAAAATGGAACTATATGACTCAAGGTTTCCATATGGATTCAGGTTCTACTTCAATATTAATACCTAACATATATGTAACTTCAGGACAATCATCTTTTCAATGTGGTGATAGTGAATTTAGAAATGACCCAACAAATCAAAATAACTCATACTTCAGAATTTACGCAAGGAAATTCACTGTTATGTTTGAAGGTGGTTTTGACGGATGGGATGTGTATAGAGAAAATCGTACAAACGGAAATGAATTCCAATTAGGTAAATCAGGTTTCTTGGCAGGAGCTAACAAATCGTTTAGATTCCCTAACGCAACTGGAGAAGGTTTACTTAAAATAATAACTGTTGGAGATAACTTAGTAGATTGGGCAAATACTGACTACTACGCTTATTTACTTGGTCAAGCAACATTTAATAACCCGGCATCTACAAACATTAACGTATTTGTAACTCCAGGTATTGACTACGTAACTAACGAAGAGTTGGTTAAACAAGCAATTAATTTAGTTGAATACAATAGAGCGGATTCTATCTATATTACAACAACTCCTGATTGGGATATGTTTGTACCTGTAGCTAATAATCCTGCAGACTTTGTTCAAGCAATTGATGCAATTGACAACTTGGCAACTACAGATATTGATTCTAACTATACCGCTACTTATTATCCTTGGATATTAACTAGAGATAGTGTCACTTTAACTCAAATTTATATACCACCAACCGCTGAAGTTTGTAGAAACTTAGCGTTAACCGATAACGTGGCGTTCCCTTGGTTCGCAACTGCAGGTTACACAAGAGGTCTTGTAAATGGTGTTAAAGCTAGACGTAAGTTAACTCAAGAAGAAAGAGATACACTTTACATCGGTAGAATTAACCCAATCGCAACCTTCGCAGACGTTGGTCCAGTTATTTGGGGTAATAAAACTTTACAAGTTGCTGAAAGTGCTCTTGATAGAATAAACGTTAGAAGATTATTACTTCAAGCTCGTAAATTAATTTCCGCAGTCGCAATTAGATTGTTGTTTGAACAAAACGATGAGAAAGTAAGACAAGATTTCTTAGACGCTGTTAACCCTATCTTGGACGCAATCAGAAGAGACAGAGGTTTATACGATTTCCGTGTAACAGTTTCTAACTCAGTAGAAGACTTGGATAAAAACCAATTGGTAGGTAAGATTTACATCAAACCAACTAAAGCGTTAGAGTTCATTGACATTGAGTTCTTGATTACTCCTACAGGAGCATCTTTTGAAAATGTTTAATATTTATAAGGGTGGGGTAATAAAAACCCCACCTTTTTTTAAGTTATGAATAAATTTCTAAATGAAGGTTTAACAAAAGAAGGTACTCCCGATTTAAAATACTATGCATTTGATTGGGACGATAATATTGTTTCTATGCCCACAAAAATAATGATTAAGAATGAAGAAGGAGAAGAAGTTGGGATGTCTACAGATGACTTTGCAAAATATAGAAGTAAAATTGGAAAAGAAAATTTTAATTATAAAGGAGAAATTATTGTAGGATTTGGGGATGACCCATTTAAAAACTTTAGAACTCCCGGTGATAAAATGTTCATAGTTGAATCTATGTTGGCAAAACCAGGACCATCGTGGACTGATTTTGTAGAAGCAATTAATAGTGGTTCAATTTTTTCTATCATAACTGCTAGAGGACATAATCCAAATACATTAAAAGAAGCGGTATACAATTATATTATATCAGGGTTTAATGGATTGGATAAAAATCAATTAGTTAAAAATTTAAAAAAATATAGAGAGTTTTCAGGACAAGAAAGTTTAAAAGATAGTGAGTTAATAAGAGACTACTTAAACTTATGTAGATTTTATCCTGTTTCTTTTGGTTCAGGAGCAGAAACTAATCCTGAAGAAGCAAAAATATCGGCTTTGGAGGAATTTGTTGAATATGTTAAAGGACTTTCTTCTGAAATGAATAAAAAAGCGTTTCTAAAAAATAATATAAGAAATTTCTTTTTACCTACTATAGGTTTTTCAGATGATGATATTAAAAATGTAGAAGCAATTAAACAACATTTTGAAAAGAAAACAGATAATATAGTTAAAACATATTCTACTAAAGGAGGCGAAAAAAAGATATACTAGTAATATTTATAAGTAATATTATTAACTAGATAATAAAAATAAAAAAAAACAAAGTAAATAGAAATATTTTCAAAAAGAGAATATTTATAAACAATAAAACAAAAAATTAAAATTTAATTAATATGGCTGATTTACTCATGAAAATGCCGATTCCGTATGAACCGAAAAGGCAAAACCGATTCATCCTAAGATTCCCCTCAACACTTGGTATTAACGAGTGGTACGTAGAATCTGCGGCTAGACCTCACATTAAAATCAATCCTGTAGAAATTCCTTTCTTGAATACTTCTACATATGTCGCTGGTAGATTTACTTGGGACCCAATCTCTGTTAAGTTTAGAGACCCAATTGGACCTTCAGCAACACAAGCTCTTATGGAGTGGGTTCGTCTTTGTGCGGAGTCTGTTACAGGTCGTATGGGGTACGCAGTAGGATATAAGAAGAACGTTGATTTAGATATGTTAGACCCAACGGGTGTCGTGGTTGAAAAATGGATTCTTCAAGATACATTCTTATCAGACGTTAACTTTGATAACTTGGCTTACAATACCGATGGTTTAGCAACAATTACTGCTCAACTTCGTATGGACCGTTGTATTCTAGTTTATTAATATTTTTTTAATAAAAGTATTGATAAAAAAATAATAAGATATATATTTAACCGTAGAGAATGTAATAAACTCTTTACGGTTAATTTTTTTTTATGGACAATTCAACACAATACGGGCAACAAAATTTTAGTCTTCCACACGATGTGGTAAAACTACCTTCAGGTGGTGTATTTTATAAATCAAAGAAAAAGTCAATCAAAGTTGGTTATTTAACCGCTGCGGATGAAAATCTTCTTATGGGAGGAGCGTCAATGGGTAACGATAGTGTTATTATGACTCTTTTGAGAAATAAAATCTATGAGTCTGATATTAAACCTGAAGAATTATTACAAGGGGATATCCAAGCTATCTTAATCTTTTTAAGAAATAGTGCATTTGGTCCCGAGTATGAATTTGTAATAAATGACCCTGAAACAGGAAAATCATTTAATTCAAGTGTTTCTTTAGAAGAGTTATATATGAAAAAAATTGATGTCCAACCAAGTGATGACGGTTCAATAACGACCACATTACCAAAATCAGGACTTCAAGTTAAAGTTAAACCGTTATCTTTTGGAGAATTAGCAGAATTAGATAAATCAGCAGAACAATACCCACAAGGAAGAGTCGTACCAAAACAAACTTGGAAACTACAAAAAATGATTATTGATTTAGGAGGAACTACAGATAAATCAGTAATTGCTCAAACTATTGAAACATTACCTATTCAGGACGCTAAATACATACGAAAGTTCGTTGAAGATAACGAACCTGGCCTTGAACTAAACAGAAAAATTACAACCCCATCAGGAAAAGAGGTAACCATCGAGATTACCTTTGGGGTAGAGTTCTTTCGGCCTTTCTTCTAATTACCGAGAACTTCAATCAAGAGAATATTACGTCTGTACTAAGCATTTAAATGTGTCTTGGTCAGACTTTATTATTATGCCCGTATTTTTAAGGAAGTATTTAATCAATGAATTAATTGAAGAGAATTCTCCAAAAGAAAATACTTAATAAAGTATTTATTTAAAAAGTAATTATGTTATTTCAAGACCCTAAAAAAGATACCGGCAAAACGGTAACAGAACAAAAAGTACCTCTTTTTAAATTTCCTAGTGATAAAACAGTTACAGAGTTTATAACTAGTTTAAATCCTATAACTCAAATTTCTCAAATTGTCTCTTCAAATTTTGGTGCTGGATTTATGACAAATCTGAATAATGATATAAAGGTGATGGAGGAAGCAGTTAGTGGATTGGCAGGTAAATTTGGAGGTATGAGAGAGTTTGCAATGGAGATAAAATCTTCAATAGATGCTGCAACTCCAAGCGTTATTGCTTTAGGTGGTACTATCGAAGACGTTGTTGCAATGCAAGAAGGGGCAATAAAGGCGTTAAATAGACAAGTTATTTTAGATAAAGAGGCTTATGCCGATTTATATGCTGTTGGTAATTTAATAGGTGACGGTACAGAAGCAACTTCGGTAAGTACCGCAAAATTAGTTGGGGAGTTTAAAGATGCTGGAGTTGGGTTATACCAAGTCAGTAAACAAATGGGGGATATTATTAAAGATGCTAGAGATATTGGTGCAGCATCCGCCGCGGTTTATGAACAATTAAGTGCGAATATTAAAAGTGTAAATCTATACAACTTTTCTGAAGGTGTTAGAGGAATGGGTAAAATGGCTGCCGAAGCCGCGGTTTTGAGATTAAATATGTCTGACGTATTAAACGTTGCGGAAAAAGTTTTTAATCCTGAAGATGCGATACAAATGGCTGCTGATATGCAAAGGTTAGGGGTACAAGTTACAGACCTTTTAGACCCGTATAAGTTAATGGATATGGGTAGAAATAAACCCGAAGAGTTA